AAGAGCACAGTAGGAAACCCGATGAAGCGAGAGAGCGCATAGTGCGGTTGCTCGGAGACTTACCAAGAGTGGAGCTATTCGCAAGACGAGCGGCGGCGGGGTGGGACGCTTGGGGCAACGAAGTACAGAGTGCGGAGCAAGCGAGCAATTTGATGTATGGCATATAACGGTCAGGCAAAATGCCGTTGCGAGAACGAACTCAAAAGGATGTGTTAAACCAAAAGTGAGTGAAGCAATGGAGCGAACACAATGAAAGGAGTGTGAGAATGAAAACACAGAAAGAAATAGAGGGTTTCTGGCGTGGGTTGATCGTTTTGGGTTTGGTTGTGTTGGGAATTTGTGCGTTGATTCTTCGCGCACGCGGCGCGTGGCCATTTGCATGAGTGAGCATCATTTTGCCGATTGTTAGTTGCCGTTGCCACTATATCTCCACATGAGACACGGTGATCTCTTTTCGGGTATCGGCGGGATGGCACTTGCGGCACAATGGGCGTGGGGAGAACAATACGAGAATGTGTTTCACTCAGAGATAGACAAGTATGCAGAAATGGTCTACCACAAAAGATTCCCAACAAGTAGATGCCTCGGCGACATCAGAGAAGTGCAATGGGAAGAGGGACAATGCGACTTGCTCACTGGTGGATTCCCCTGCCAGCCCCACAGTGTCGCTGGTGAGCGCAGGGGGAGCGGAGATGAACGAGACTTGTGGGGAGAGTGTGTTCGAGCTTTGTGGGGGATTCGACCCCAATACGGACTTTTCGAGAATGTTCCGGGCATCATTACAAGCGAGCGGGGAAAGACTTGGGCTAAGATTGCGCTGGATTTGGAAGCGAGTGGCTACGAAGGGTTACCACTTTTGTTTGCAGCCGATAAAGTCGAGGCACTCCACATCAGGAAAAGAATCTGGATTGTTGCGAGACGGAAAATTGTGGGCGACACCAAAGGCAAGCGATGGAGCGGAGTGGGGAACTCCGAGAACGAGTGGGAGGCCGATAGAAAAAAGCACACACCTGACAACGCAAGCGAAGTGCTATCCAACACCGTCAACGGTGGACGGAGGAAGTTATTTCAATCAAAGCAAGAGTGCAGGAGCAAAGAAGCGCCCGACATTGGGAGCGATGGCAAGTTACAATCTATGGCCGACACCAACGGCGAGGGCGGGACAGAATCCGGGCGAGCATGGCAATGGCGGACAGAACCTTGCAACCGTGGTTGGTGGGAAACTGAACCCGCAGTGGGTAGAGTGGTTGATGGGCTACCCAATAGGGTGGAGCGATTGCGAGCATTAGGCAATGCGATTGTGCCGCAAGTAGCATGGGTAATTTTTGAAGCGATCAAGCAATATGATAAAGGCAATGGCAACTAACTCGCGCCTAAACGACACTCTTCGTTTGCCTCTATTTTGTGCCCAGTGCCATTACAATATTCGAGCGAGGAATTCTGACTGATGCGCATCGATCTGAACGACGAGAACACGAAGAAAGCTCAAAGGAGAACATTATGAATCTAATAGGTACGACGAAGAACGGCGGCAAAATTGTCCAGATGACAGGAGATGAGTATCGAACATTCATTGATGCACAGCGATCGATGAGAGGCTTGGTGTTGGCCGACATCTGGGCGCTAGGACCGAACGAGGATATTACCGTTGGTATGGAGCAACTTTTCCAAGCCTTCCGAGCCTTCATAACGGCGAAATTCAAAGTGAATGAACTGCAACGCCTTGCGGATGATTTGACCAAAATAATCGGCGTCAGGCCGCCGCCTAAAAAAGACGCGAAGGAGACCCGATGAGACGCAAAATCTTCAACATCACGGCTGATGCGATCATCCAGCTATTCTCGGCTGGAGTGCACCGCCCCTATCGCGTCGTGCGGGATCCGCTGCCTGCCGATAGTCGCATTGTGGATTGCAGATTCAATGGCTTCGATCGCAATGTCGTATCGATTCTGATCGAATCCTCGGAATTTCCACAAGTTCCGGAAGGGCAGTTATTTCCTCCCATCAACCCTCTTCTTCAGTCATTCATTGGCGAGGAACTTTGATCGATGCGCATCGACCTGAACGACGAGAACACGAAGAAGGCCCAGACGGCTGAGCGGCAACTGTTCGACCAGCAGGGCATCAGCATCAGTCCGAACCAAATGGTGAACATCCTGTTCTCAGCCGTCGATCAGATCGAGCTCCAGCAGACGGTCATTGTAACGCTCAAGGCCGCTCCTCCCGCAGCGGACCACAAATCCCCTCCCAAAAAGAAAATCCTCCGCAAAACGAGCAATTGGGTCCTCGACTACAAGTAGCGATCCGTTTCCATCCACGTTATCCGCTTTATCCGCAATAATCACCGACATACTTATGTCCGACATAAGCATGTCGTTGACATTGATCCTTGTAATTGCAACTTAGAAGTGTGGTACCTCCTTCTCTCAATGCTCCGGCCGTTAGCGGATAGGACAGGCGGCCGGGGCAAGTTTATAAGGACCGATGAACGAACCGAAATCTTTCACAGCCGGCGACACGGTAACCTGGACGGAATCGCTCAGCGATTACAAAGCCAGCGATGGGTGGACCTTGAAGTACCGTCTCTCGGGACCTGCCCAGATCGATCTCGTTTCAACACCCGACGGCGATGATCACGCGATCTCCATCACCGCTGCTGGTTCCGCCGTCTACGGCGCCGGCGTCTACAAATTCCAGGCGTACGTCGAAAAAGGAACCGAGCGCCACACAATCCTGCTCGGCTCCCTTGAGATCTTCCAAAATCTCACAGCACTCGAGGGGGGCGCGGAATACGATGCACGTTCGCATGTCCGCATAGTATTCGATGCGTTGAAGGCGGCCATCGAAGGGCGGGCCACGAAAGCGCAATCGGAGGTCGTGATCAACAACCGATCGATCACGTATCTTTCTCCCGCGGAGCTTCGCATCGAATACGTGAAGTACAAAAAATTCGTGGAAGAGGAAGAGCGGGCCGCTCAGATCGCAAAGGGTCTCGATGCCGGCGGCAACATCGTCGTGAGGTTCCGCCCAACAACCTGAAGATGAAATTGTTCGACAACATATTTCGCCGCATCGGCTATCTTCCGCAGGAACATGTTGAACGCCGGATGAACCGCCTCCAGCGCATGCTCGCGTTCAGATCCTACACGGCGGCTGCGACGAACAGACTTGTCGGCGACTGGTCCACGACGGCGACGAGCATCGAATCGGACATCCGCGCCGGCCTGGTGGCCGTCCGGGCGCGCGCACGGGATCTCGTCCAAAACGACGACTATGCGAAGCGATATGTTTCCGAGGTCCGGGTGAACGTCGTCGGGTCGACCGGCTTCAAAATGCAGGCGAACGTCCGGGAGCCGGTCACGGTTACAACGGTCGATGCCGCCGGCAGCCAGCAGAAAACGACGAAGATCGTCTCGGACAAACTTGCCAACATCAAGATCGAAGAAGCCTTCGGGCGATGGACGCAAAAAAAGAATTGCTCACTGAACGGCCGCCGGTCATTCCGCTCGATCTGTGAGAATCTGCTCACCTACGCCGCGCGTGATGGCGAGTTCCTCGTTCGCATGCATTACAACAAGACTTCGCTCTTCGGTTTTCAGCTCGAGATCATTCCTCCCGAATTCCTCGATGAAACGTACAATACCAGGCTGGAGAACGGCAATGCCGTGAAGATGGGAGTGGAAGTCGATTCCACTCGCCGGCCCGTCGCGTACTGGATCAGAAAAGCAAGGCCGGAGCTGGAGGTCTACGGTATGGGCATCTCCGGAGGCGAGCGTGAGCGCGTACCTGCCGAGGAGATCATCCACGGCTTCGACCAGGAATACGAGAACCAGACGCGGGGCATCAGCTGGATGGTCCAAAGCATGTATCGTCTCAAAATGCTCAGCGCTTATGATGAGGCAGAGCTCGTGCAGGCGCGAATTGGCGCATCCGCCGGCGGATTCTTCTACGACGAGAAAGACAGCGCCGAGGAGGTCCAGTTCGACGCGACGGATTCCGAGGGGAACAAGACGATGGACATGCAGCCGGGGATCTTCCGCGACATCGGCGGGAAGCGATTCACGCCGTTCGATCCGAAGCATCCGACGACGACGCATGGGGATTTTGTCCGGACGCAGGCCCAGCGGATCTCTGCGGGGCTCGATCTCGCCTACGCCTCGCTGACGAACGATCTGAGCGACGCCAATTATAGCTCGAACCGTGTCGGCCTGGTGGCGGAACGCGAGAAATGGAAGAGGGTGCAGCAATGGTTCACCGAGATGTTCCTCGAGTTGATCTTCGAACGCTGGCTTGAGATGGCGATCATAAGCGGGCAGCTCGCGCTGCCGATGGCGAAGTTCGACAAGTTCAACCAGCCTGCCTGGATCGGCCGGCGGTGGGCGTGGATCGATCCGTTGAAGGAAGCGCAGGCGAATCTCCTGCTTCTGCAGGCGCGGCTCACCAGCCACTATCAGTTGCTCGGGGAGCAGGGTGAGGATCCGGAGGAAGTGTTTGACGACATCAAGGCGATCGAGGACCTCGCGAAGGAAAAAGGCATCACGCTGGATCTCTTGAATATCAAGGTCCCCGGAGATAGTGCAGGAGGCGACCAATCGGCCAATGCGCCGAAGGGCACGGCGCCGAAAGTCGCGGCCGGCACAAATGCGCTCGTCGAACCCACGAATGGGCAAGGAGAACATTGATGGAACAAGACGATCTCAGATTCTGGGAGCAAGGTATTCTTTGCGCCGCGCGTCCTTATCCCAACGAGCATGCGGCAAGACTGAAAAGTCCTGACGATTTCGATCCGGACACCTTCCGCCGAAAGGCCGATGGAACGATCTACGGCTCCATCAAAGTGCCGGCGACGGCGGATGTGATCTGGGGAAAACTCAAGGGCAAGTCCGGCGAGAAAGACTATCCGGTTCCGCAGGCGATCCGATTTCCGATGAAGGACTGGACGGAAGCCGAGGCGAGGAAGTGGTTGAAGGACAACGACGTGAAGTATATCCTTTTTGAGCCGGCCTCCGGAGGAAAAGAACAGCCGCTCAGCGACGAGACAAAGCAGCGCATCTACGGACACATCCAGACGAGGACATTCCCGATCGTTCGGGAGAACATCGATGCCGCCAACCGGACGGCCAGGCTCTCGTTCTCGTCCGAGGCGCCGGTCCTCCGATGGTACGGAATCGAAATCCTCTCTCACAAACCGGAGGATATCCGGATGGAGAGATGGAAAGCCGGCGCTCCCTTCCTGATGGATCACAACCCGCGAGATCAGCGAGGGATCATCCAGGAGGGGAAACTGAATGCCGACAAGAAGCTTGAGGGGACGGTCCTCGTGTCGCGACATCAGCGCGGAGAAGAGTTGTTCGTGGACATGCAAGACGGCATCCGTCCCTACACATCGATCGGCTATGCGGTTCATAATTTGCGAGAGCTGCAGCCGGCGGAGATGTCCGCGGAGATAACGCAGCTTTGTCTTGAGAACAAATGCGGCGCGTTCGTGGCGGCGCCGTGGGAGCCGCTCGAAGGCTCAAGCGTTTCCATCCCAGCCGACATGAGCGTCGGTCTGGGGCGCAGTCTTGAGGAATACTACTCGATCCCTGCAGCTGCATCAAGCGACGGGGGAGCCGAGAGAGACAAATCACACTCCACACACATCATCCAGAGAGGAGTAAATTCTATGGAGCCGGATGAAAAAGTTGCGAAGACCCCCGTGCAGCCTCCGACGCAAGAGGAATTGGAGCGAGTCGAGGCGGAGCGGAAGCAGGAGATCGAGGCGGTGGGAAAGAGATTCGAGGCGCGGATCAGGGGAGGGAAGGAGAAGATGGACGAGCTCGTGAAGGACGCGCTCGAACTCAAACGGAGCGCCGAGCTCTTCAAAGGGGACGTGTATCTGCGCGTGAACGACACGAAGCCGCTCGAGACGCCGCTGTCGTTCCTCGATATGTCGGCGAAGGACCAGAAGCGCTATCGGTTGCGAAACGTGATTCTTGCGCAGATGAAGCGCCGGGAGGGAGGCAAGATCCGGGACGTTCTCGGCAACGAGGTCGATACCACGTTCGAGGAGGAATGTTCGGCCGAGGTGGCCAAGAAAGTCGGCCCTTCGAGCCGTGGCGGCTTGTACGTTCCGTTCGACATCCAGCAGCGGCAGACGCTGATTGACCCCAATCACGCCCGATATGTCGAAGCGTTCCTCAGGGAAAACGGGATGAGCCTGAGAGATCTCACGGTGGGTGCACCGACCGCCGGTGGCAACCTGGTTGCCACCAATCTGCTCGCCGGCTCGTTCATCGATCTCCTGCAGAACAAGTCGCTCTTCTTTCAGCTCGGCGTCCAGCGATTGACGGGGCTTATTGGCAACGTGGCCTTCCCGCGAAAAACCGCTGCCGGCACGTTCTATTGGGTCGCTGAAAACACGGCACCGGCAGCTGAATCCGCGCCGGCCTTTGACCAGGTAACGATGAGCCCGAACGAAGGCGGTATGTATGAGGATTACAGCCGGCGACTTTTGCTGCAAGCGACGCCGAGTATCGACCTGCTCGTGCAGAACGATATCGTGAGCGGTTGTGCACTCGGGTTCGACAAGTCGATCGCGCACGGAACCGGCGGGACTCAGCCGCAGGGCATCATCGGCACATCGGGCATTGGCAGTGTGACTGGTGCCGGTTTCGGATGGGAGCAAGCGGTGGAGTTCGAGACAGATGTCGCGGTTGCCAACGGCGACATCGGAACGATGGCATTCGTGATGGGCGCCGCCGCGCGGGGAATCTTGAAAACCCGTCTGAAGGCGCTCAACACGGCCGAGTTCCTGATCGATCGAGACCAGCGGATGAACGGCTATCCTGTAAACGTCACGAACCAGATGGATGCCGGGTATATTCTGTTCGGCGTTTTCTCGCAGGCACTCGTGGGCGAGTGGAACACTCTGGATCTGCTCGTCGATCCGTATACGGGCAGCAGCGTGGGAACGATCCGCGTCCGGGCATTCATTGCCGTTGATGTGGCGGTCCCGCAGCCGGGAGCATTCAGCGCCTGTTCAGACCTGTCCTAATCGGCGCCGGTCGTGCCGCTGACAACGAAAACCAGCGGGGCCGTAGTTGGAGGCCCCGCTATTTCAACGAATGAGGAGACTCAGGTCATGGCAGAAAAAATCATCAAGGTGAAGATCACCTACGCATGCTGGGTTGACAACCAGCAGAAGGTGCCGGGCGATACCGTTGACGGTCCGGAAGGAAAGATGCGATTTCTTTGCTCGATGCACCGGGCGACGGAAGATCTCAGCTGGCAGCCGCCCAAGAAGGAAGAGCCGAAGAAGAAGTAGTCAATCTTCAGAGAATCGAAACAAATCCATCCCGCTTACGGGCATGCTCGTGAGCGGGATCTTCTCATTGAATCTATGGAGGAAGCGATGAAAAAGATCGCAGTATTCCTGCTCGCGGCGCTCGTGGTCGCCCTGTGTCTCTCGCCGTGTGCGAGCGGGCAGACTTCGGCGACGCCAACGCTCAACAACACGCTGTACTACTATCGCCTGGCGAATGCCAAGCAATATGCGGCTTCCCAGGTTGATACATTGCCGCAACCACTGGCCGCAGGCACTGTCGTGACTTTCCGCGGGGCGCCATCATTGGCAGCACTCAGAATCGCTGCAGCGGATTCGTGCACAGTGGGAATTGTGATGAAAAGACGGGTGATCGGGGCAACGGCCTGGACAACTGTGCTTACAGACAGCCTGGCTTCTGCCGCAACGATCATCCCTGCGAAGGAATTCGTTCTGCGAAATAGTGCGACGGATAACCTTACCGATCTGGGATGTGAATACTTCATAATCGCATCGTTCAGAGCATGGGGCAACGGCAACGGAGGCAAGCCGGCGACGAAGAAATACACGTTCGACTTTCTCTGGAAACCTTAGGAGCTCCGCGTGAGCGATCTCCCCGCCCAGCCGGTTGACGAGTTCTTCACGGACGATCTGACCGTCGAGGCGATTTTTCATCCTGCCGCCGGTCCGGATCGCACGATCAGCATTATGTTTGACCGCGACTATTCTCCGGTCGAGCTCGCCAATGCAGCTTTCGAAGGCAGGACCCCCGTTGCAACCTGCAGGCATGTCGACGTCTATGATGCTGACAATACCTGCACGCTGACGATCGGCGGAAAGGTGTGGAAGATCATCTCGGTGCAGCCCGATGGCACGGGGATCACGAGATTCGCTCTGAGCCGGGAAGGATCGGAGTCGCTGGTCTTTCCGCCCAGCCAGCCGCTTGATGAGTTCTTCACGGACGATCTGACGGTCGAAGCGATTTTTCATCCGGCGGCGGGACCCGATCGCTTCGTCCGGGTTATTTTCGACCGTGAGTTCTCGCTGATGGAGCTCGGTAATGCGGCCTTCGAAGGCACGGCTCCCGTGGCGACTTGCAGGGAGGCCGACGTCTCGGATGCGGACAACGCCTGCACGCTGACGATCGGCGGTGACGATTGGAAGATCACCTCCGTCCAACCCGACGGGACGGGAATCACGAGGCTGGTTCTCAGCAAGGATTGAATCAAGATCCCTTCTCCTTTTAGGAGAAGGCTAGGATGAGGTTGAAACGTGGCTCCATCCACACCAAAGCGCACGCTGATACGCAACGCCCTGGTCGCAGCTCTCCAGGGCATCGCCGCCGACGCCGTTTACCATACGGATCTCGGTGATCACGTCGACGCCTGGCGTGCGTTGAAGTCGAAGCCCTGGCAAGGGAGCGAGCTGCCGGCGTGCAACGTGCGGGATATGTTCGCCCAGGTGCTGCTCGAACAAACGGGGGGCTCCAAGAACTTCTGGCACAACCGGCTGACGGTGGAGATCGATATCGGATGCAATGACATTGATACGTTCACAAACTGCGTGGCCGATATTTTTACCGCCATCGATGTGGATCCAACGCTCGGCGGCATCGCCATCGATACCAACGCGGTCGGCTACAGTCCGGACGTGGACCAGGAAGAGAAGATCGTCGTTGGCGGGTTGCTGACGCTGACGGTCGATTACTCGACGGATCGGCTCGCAGCATAGGAGATAAAGTTGAAAGTTTCAAGTTCAAAGTTCAAAGTGTTTCTCGCGCTTCTTATTTTGCTGCCATTGGGCGCTCAGGGCCAGATTTTGTGGTACACGCAAAGCGACACGCTCAAGGCAACAATCTCGAAGCAATGGCTCTCATTCGGCAAGCTTCTGATGAACCGGAATGGAGACATCTACTCAAACGGGGTGCTTGTATCGTTTGCGATGCCCGGGACCTATTCCGGGAAGTACCGATTCACGAACGACACGAGTTATTTTGCGGGGGACACGGCAACGTTTCGGCATCTCAGAATTGGCGGCTCCGGACAGGCTTGGATCGACAGCATCAACGTGGTGGGGAATTATCTGAGATCGACGGTCGGTAGCACAAGTTACTATGCGAAGAACGATACTGCCGCGCTTTCTCCCGACTCTTTGATCTGGGCGAAGAAATGGTGGACGGCGAATCAGTACCAGCCAATCGGGACGTATCTCGTACCGTCTGATACGGGTTCATTGCTGGGATCAAAAAGCTGGCTCACAAATCAGTATTCACCGCTCGGGCATTTGCATTCGATCAGCCAGGTGACGGGGAACCAGGATTCGCTTACCGCGAAATTGAACCGGACAGAATTTCTTCTTGCGAGAATGCCATATCTACAGGATTCACTCACGGCGAAACTGAACCGCACGGAGTTTTTGATTGCGCGGATGCCATATCTGCAAGATTCTCTAACAGCGAAATGGAATCGGGGTGAGACGATTGGAATGTCTCAGATTGTCGGCGTTCAAGATTCACTCAACAACAAGCAGAACCGAGGCGAGGACTACGCAATCGGCTCGGCAACGGGAGACACGCTAAATGTTGAGCGGATAGTCATTCGGATGTCAGACGGCACACCGACCATACGCATCCACAGCAACAACATTCTCAACACTTTTGTTGGACTAGCATCGGGTCTTGTGAACGACCCCTCAGCGGGTGGCAACGCAGCATTGGGGACTTACTCTCTTCAGTCCAATACCACAGGAGCATGTCTTACGTCGGTCGGCGCTTATTCTCTGGAGTACAATACTCAGGGGGATTACAACTCAGCATTTGGCATGGCTGCTCTCCGACAAACTATAGCAGCATCCTACAATTCCGGCTTTGGCGCGTACGCCCTTAATGCCAATATCACAGGAGCCAACAATCTAGCTCTTGGTTATCGTGCGGGTCAGTACGCAACAGACCTCTCGAACCGTCTCTA